GCAAACTTTATATAAAATAATTGAACCTGTTAAGAAAACTACAATAAGTAGACTTAATAAATCTAAAAAATGGAAATATGGATATAATAAAGAACATGATATCGTTGTTATCTCAAGAACTGGAAAGATTGGAGAAATTTATGAAATCCAAGGCCTGCGAATTGGCTTGCCGTTGGAACCAAAAGGAGTGTACATGCACCCCAAAAACAAATGGGTAAAACAAGAGTATCCTAAGGAACTAAGTAGAATCAAAAATATATTTGATTGGAGAAATTACCCAGAAGAAAAAAAAGATCAATGGTTTGATTATATAGATGAAGAGTTTAAAAGAAGAGAAGAAGGATTTTGGTTTGCTAACAATGGAAAACCAACTTATATAGTAGGAACTCATTATATGTACTTGCAGTGGAGTAAAATAGACGTTGGGGCTCCAGACTTTAGAGAGGCGAATAGATTATTCTTTATATTCTGGGAAGCATGTAAAGCAGATAAAAGATGCTACGGCATGTGTTATCTAAAGAACAGAAGATCAGGATTTTCGTTTATGTCATCTGCAGAAACAGTTAATTTAGCCACTATTTCAAGTGATAGTAGATATGGTATACTATCTAAAACAGGTGCTGATGCAAAAAAGATGTTTACAGATAAAGTAGTTCCTATATCAATTAATTATCCATTCTTTTTTAAACCTATCCAGGATGGTATGGATCGTCCTAAATCAGAATTAGCCTATAGAGTACCAGCTAGTAAGTTTACAAGAAAGAAAATGTCCGCTACAGATGGTATGGAAGAAATTGAAGGATTAGATACTACTATAGATTGGAAAAATACTGGAGACAATAGTTATGATGGTGAAAAACTAGCTTTATTAGTACATGATGAATCTGGTAAATGGGAAAGACCTGATAATATATTAAATAATTGGCGTGTTACAAAAACATGTCTTAGATTAGGTAGTAGGATTATAGGTAAGTGTATGATGGGTTCGACTTCCAACGCCCTTGATAAAGGTGGAGATAACTTCAAAAAACTATATAATGCATCAGATGTCACTAAACGAAATAGAAACGGTCAGACAAAATCTGGTTTATACTCTTTGTTTATCCCAATGGAATGGAACTACGAAGGATTTATTGATGAGCATGGAGTTCCAGTATTCACTACTCCTGACACAGATGTGTTTGCCCCAGACGGTGAATTAATAGATATAGGTGTAATAGATAGTTGGCAGAACGAAGCTGATGGTTTAAAAGACGATCAAGATGCTTTAAATGAATTTTATCGTCAATTTCCTAGAACTGAAGAACACGCGTTTAGAGATGAAACAAAAAACAGCATATTTAATCTTGTTAAAATATATGAGCAGATAGACTATAACGAAGAGATGTCTAGAACTTTAGGAATTACAATTGGTAATTTTCAATGGGTAAACGGAATTAAAGATTCTCAAGTTATATTTTATCCAGATCCAAAAGGTAGATTTAAAGTTAGCTGGGTTCCACCTTCTGGAATACAAAATAGAGTGGTACTTAAAAATGGTATTAAATATCCTGGTAATGAACACATGGGAGCATTTGGTTGTGACTCCTATGATATATCAGGGACCGTAGATGGAGAAGGATCTAAAGGGGCTTTGCACGGCTTAACCAGGTTTAGTATGGAGGACGCTCCTGCGAATAGTTTCTTTTTAGAATACTTATCAAGACCACCTACGGCTGAAATATTTTTTGAAGATGTTTTGATGGCATTGGTATTTTATGGCATGCCAATACTTGCGGAAAACAATAAACCTAGATTATTATACTATTTAAGAAGAAGAGGCTATAGAGGTTTCAGCATGAATAGACCCGATAAAATATGGAATAAACTATCTGTAGCAGAAAAAGAAGTAGGTGGTATACCAAATTCCAGTGAAGATATAAAGCAGGCTCATGCCGCTGCAATAGAAATGTACATCCAAGATCACGTAGGCATGAAGCAAGATGGAACTTTTGGAGATCTTTATTTCAATGCATTATTAAGTGATTGGAGTAAATTTGACATAAACAAAAGAACAAAGTTTGACGCGTCAATAAGTTCTGGTTTAGCTATTATGGCTAACAATAGACATTTGTACGCTCCAAACGCAAAGGTTGAAAAACCTAAATTAAACATAAATATTTCCAAGTATAGTAATACTGGAACTAATTCACAAATAATCAAATAATAAATATGGCAGAGTCTGGCATGAAAAGTTATTTCCCGAGTCAAACAGTGAGTGATGCTGAAAAGCTAAGTTACGATTATGGTTTGAAAGTAGGTAAAGCAATAGAGCAAGAGTGGTTTAATAATGATAGAAGTTCTAATAGATATAAATCTAATCACAATAATTTTCATAATTTAAGATTGTACGCTAGAGGCGAGCAATCTATACAAAAATATAAGGATGAGTTATCTATAAACGGTGATTTGTCCTATTTAAATTTAGATTGGAAACCAGTTCCAATTATACCTAAATTTGTAGATGTTGTAGTTAATGGTATTGCAGAAAGAACATACGATATTAAAGCATTTTCCCAAGATATATATGGAGTTAGTAAAAGAACAAAATATATGGAAGGTATGATATCAGATATGAAATCTAAAGAATTTAACAACTATGCTCTTGACAACTTTCAGATGGATCTTAGAAAAAGTAATCCAGAGACACTTCCTGAGTCAACTGAAGAACTAGAATTACATATGCAGCTTACTTATAAGCAAGCAGTAGAATTAGCTGAGGAGCAAGCTTTAAATATTTTGTTTGAAGGTAATAATTATGAACTAATAAAGAAAAGATTTTATTACGATCTAACTGTTCTTGGTATTGGTGCTGTTAAAACTTCTTTTAATACATCAGAAGGAGCTATTATAGATTATGTTGATCCAGCTAGTTTAGTTTACTCTTATACTGATTCTCCATATTTTGATGATATATATTACGTAGGAGAAGTAAAATCTATTCCAGTAAATGAATTAGCAAAGCAATTTCCTCATTTAACAGAAAGTGATCTTGAGGATATAATGAAAAATAAATCTTTTAATAAAAATAATAATAGTACTAGACTTTCTATAGATAAAGAAGACAATAATACTGTTCAAGTTTTATATTTTAACTATAAAACTTATATGAATGAGGTTTATAAAGTGAAAGAAACTGGCACTGGTGCCGATAAAATTATACCTAAAGATGATTCTTTTAATCCACCAGTTGATAAAGAAGGTGGATATTCAAGGTTATTGAGATCTATAGAATGCTTATACGATGGAGCCATGATACTTGGAACTAATAAACTACTTAAATGGGAAATGTCAAAAAACATGATGCGTCCTAAAAGTGATTTTACTAAAGTTAAAATGAATTACGCTATTGTAGCTCCTAGAATGTATGATGGTAAAATTGATTCTTTAGTTAAACGCATAACAGGATTTGCCGACATGATTCAGTTGACACATCTTAAGTTACAACAAGTAATGGCAAGAATGGTTCCAGATGGTGTTTATTTAGATGCTGATGGTTTAGCTGAAGTTGACTTAGGTAACGGAACGAATTATAATCCTCAAGAAGCATTAAACATGTTCTTTCAAACTGGTTCGGTAATTGGTAGATCATTCACCTCTGAAGGTGATATGAATCCAGGTAAAGTACCAATCCAAGAGATTACATCGGGATCTGGAGGTAATAAAATGCAAGCCCTTATAGGTAATTATAATTATTATTTACAAATGATAAGAGACGTAACTGGGCTTAACGAAGCTAGAGACGGCAGTATGCCAGATAAAAATGCTTTGGTAGGTGTTCAAAAATTAGCAGCTGCAAACTCAAATACAGCGACTCGACATATATTACAATCTGGATTATTCCTAACGGCAGAAGTTGCTGAGTGTTTATCATTAAGAATTTCTGATATTATAGAATACTCTCCAACTAAAGATGCTTTTATACAAGCTATAGGAACACATAATGTAGCGACTTTAGAGGAAATATCTCAATTACATCTATATGATTTTGGTATATTTTTAGAACTTATGCCAGATGAAGAAGAACAAGCTATTTTAGAAAATAACATTCAAATGGCACTTCAACAACAGACTATAGAGTTAGAAGATGCTATTGATCTTAGAGAAATACGTAGTGTTAAGTTAGCAAACCAACTTCTTAAAATACGAAGAAAAAAGAAGATGGAAAAAGATCAAGCGATACAGCAGCAAAATATGCAGCAACAATCTATATTAAACCAACAATCTGCACAAGCCGCTGCAAATGCTGATATTCAAAAAAATCAAGCAATATCACAATCACAAGCGCAATTAGAACAAGTGAAAGCGCAAATAGAATCACAAAGAATGATGCAAGAAGTGGAATTGAAAAAAGAATTAATGGGATTAGAGTTTCAATACAATATGCAGTTAAAAGGAGTTGAAGTTGATGGAATGAAGCAAAGAGAAAAACAAAAAGAAGATAGAAAAGACGAAAGAACAAAAATTCAAGCATCGCAACAAAGCGAGATGATTGAACAAAGAAATAGTGGAAAACCACCTAAAAACTTTGAATCCTCAGGTAATGACATATTAGGTGGAGGATTTGATTTAGGGGCGTTTGAACCTAGATAGAATTTATTAATTATTATTATATTATATTATGGAAGAAAAAGATGAAAATGTAGTTGAAGAAACTACCCAAGAAACAACTGAACAAGTAGAGGAAATCCCTCAAGTAGACGAATCTAAATTTGAAAGCGCTGATGATGATAGTGTTATTAAGGTAGATTTAAATAAACCACCAACACCAAAAGAAGAAAAAAATGAAACTAAAGAAGATAACGCTGACGACAGCGGAGTGGTTGCAGAGTCTGAAAATGCCGATGCCCCACAAGAACAAGAAGAAATACAACCGGAAGCTGAAACACAAGAAGGCACAGTATTAGAAGAAATCACTGAAGATTCTACAGAAGAAGAAATAACCGAAGTAGAAGAAAAAGTTGAAGAAGCTATCGCTGAGGCTGAAGCTACTGGAAAACCAATACCAGAAAATATTCAAAAGTTAATAGACTTTATGGAAGAAACTGGTGGAGATTTAAATGATTATGTTAAACTTAATCAAGACTACTCAAAATTAGATGATCAAAGTTTATTATACGAGTACTACAAACAAACAAAACCTCATTTAAATAATGAAGAAATTAACTTCCTTATGGAAGACTCGTTCTCTTACGATGAAGATGTAGATGAAGATAGAGATATACGAAGAAAAAAATTAGCGTTAAAAGAGCAAGTTGCCAACGCTAAAAGCCACTTAGACGGGCAAAAGTCTAAATACTATAATGAAATCAAAGCTGGAAGTAAACTCACTAATGAGCAACAAAAGGCTATTGATTTCTTTAATAGATATAACAAGGAGTCAGAAGCAACTCAAAAAACAGTTAAAAAGAATTCTGATATTTTTACACAGAAAACTGAACAAGTTTTTAACGATAAGTTCAAAGGTTTTGAATATAACGTCGGTGATAAAAAATACAGATTTAATGTAAACAATGCTGAAGAGGTTAAAACAACTCAGAGTGATATAAGTAATTTTACCAAAAAGTTTTTGGATAAGAATTCTGCTTTAACAGATGCTAAGGGTTATCATAAATCTTTATACACAGCAATGAATGCAGATGCTGTTGCAAAACACTTTTATGAACAAGGAAAAGTAGATGCTATGAAAGATAGCGTTGCTAAAGCCAAGAATGTCGATATGAATCCAAGACAAAGTCATGGAAAAATTGAAGCAGGTGGCATGAAGTTCAAAGTGTTGGGTAATGATGCTAATGATTTTAAGTTTAAAATTAAAAATAAATAACAATTTAAAAATAAATAAATTATGGCAATTACTGCGGGGGATAATCTGAACATTATCCCAAACCCAACTCAAAACGCCCTAAATTCTAATTATATAGACTTTACGGCGGCTGGAAACGGTTGGGCTCAACAATATTTACCAGATCTTATGGAGAAAGAAGCTGAAGTTTTTGGAAACAGAACAGTTTCAGGATTTCTTTCACAAGTAGGAGCTGAAGAGGCTATGACATCCGATATGGTTGTTTGGTCTGAACAAGGTAGATTACATTTAGCGTACACAGGTACAATAGATGCTTCTGCTTCTGAAGTAACATTA